AATCTATTAGCGCGAAGCCTCATAGCTCTTAATCTATTAGCGCGAAGCCTCATAGCTCTTAATCTATTAGCGCGAAGCCTCATAGCTTTTAGCGAGCGCACCGGCTGTGTAACAGCCGGTTGCGAGCGCACCGTCTGTATAGCTGGTTGTCAGCCACCTAGAGTTTACTCTAGGTGGCTGACAACTAAGCTAAAACGGTATTTCGTCGCCGCCGCCCTCGTCGCCGCCCTCTTCATCAGCTTCCAAAACATCACGAACGTTCGTGAGGTTTTGGAATTGCCGCCCTTTTGATGAGCGGATGGTGAAGTCTGCGTCGAATTTACATCCTTGCAAGTCGTCGGTATCGACGACACCGCACGCTTTTAACACCATTTTCAGGAGCCGATGCCCGTTCCCGAGCGCACCGGCTGTATAGCCGGCAATGCAGAACGCAACCATAGTCGCGCCGCTTGAATGGTTCAGATTCAGCAATAGCTGAACCTTATTAGAGTCCCCTTTAGGGGACCATTCGTTGGCTGAACGGACGGTAACCGTGTGGCTACCGTGGATTAATACATCATCCTCATAAGAGGACGTTGCGGTTAAATCATTGAGTTTGATACTCATGCTATTCTCCAATGTAGGGATAACGGAATGCTATCCCAATAACAAAACACAACCAGAAAAAGCCAACGCGCCCTATCGTTGGCGTTCCATTACTAAGCGCTAGGCTGAGGTGCGTAGCTTTTGCTTTTGCTTTTGCTTGTATCTATTCATGCCCTGGCTTTTGGGCTACCGAACGCAGTGAGGGGGTATCATCCTAGGGGTATCACTGCTTAGGGGGTCGAGGGGGGGGTACCCCGAAGAGGCCGCAGGCCCTGAGGGTGAGGGATATACTAAAATATGTGCAAGGTATTTGAGGGAGGAAGTGGAACCTAGCCGTTAGCCTTTAGCTCTCTTTTCCAATCCCGATTAAACTTCTTGATGTTCTGCTCCCTAAGAGCAGCGGTAATTAGCCGTTCTCTGGCTAGCTCAGACATTAATTTTACCTGCGTACCTTTAACATCAACACCGAAGAGGGCTATCCGCTCACGCTTTCGACGCTTAGTAGCGTTCCTTTGTATATCCTTAATGAACTTTTTACGTTCTGTTTCACTTAGTTGGGAATATATGGTAGACTGTGGCATAATTATTAGGAGAAACGCGCATGAGTGCACCAGTAAACTACACAATTCAGAACAAAGCAATAGACGAGTACTTCAAAATTGCTCTTCAAGGCATCTTAGCTGCAGGTGTTACACACCGAAACCCTGGACTTTTGACTGACAACGCTATGGCAGTAGCTAAAGCCGCGTACAGCGGACGATGTGAAGCACTAGGATCTAATTTTGCCAAAAAGCCCGGTTAAGAACTACAAAGCCACCACGATAACTCCCGAGAATGCCAAGGAGAAGCAGCTGAAGTCTGCTGCTACGAGGCAGAAGAACCGCCAGAAGATCTACGGCTCAGTGAAAGAGTCGGTGAGCATGGTGTTTGAGAGACTTGGTGGCGTCGTAGGCTATGCAGAGTGGGCTAAGGAGAATCCGGATAAGTTCTATGACCACTACATTAAGATCTTACCTGTGGAGATGAAAGCAGAGGTCAATGTGACCACAGATTTCACCAACATCCTAGAGTCAGCCCGCCAAAGAGCCCTTCCCCAAGAGGATATAATCGAGGGCATCGCCACTACGATGGCCACACTCGCAGAGGAGCATCGAGATGCCTAAGATTCCATTTAATCAAGAGTATAGCTTAGTCTATGAGGATATCCCAAATTCTAGGATGGTTCACGAGCTAGATACTCACACCCCTGAGCAGGCTGGCCGATATATGTCACGTAAAGGGGTTACTCGCGCATTGCAGGGGTCTCCTAAGGAGCATGTGGACGGGCCTAGTATGGACCGGTCTTTGCGTAAGACATTGGCCCCTATGAGCTTAGCTCGAGGACCTCGGGGCGTAGTGTTTAGGCCCGGGCGGGATCTCCCTGACCCTTATGAGTTTATTGGCAAGCCTATATTGGCTACGGGGCAGACACGTAACGGCGACATCGCTGTACATGAGAATGTACACGTTAACCAGTATAAGAACCAGGCGAAGCGAGAGGCTATGGCGGCGAAGGGGATTGACCCTGCTGGCGACGCTCATGGATACCGGGTGAACAGGTTGCTGCGAGACACGCTGAAGCAAACCCCTATAATACAGGGCAAGGTTGCTGACCGCCACTATATGGGGAGTAAAGGGGCTAGTAGCGGCGGTAGCGACCTTAGAGAGATGGAGGCGTACTACGCCACTGAGGCCGCGAAGTACCCTGACCAGGGGCAGATAAAAACAGAGATGAACCAGTTTGACCCGGAAGGGGATACGTATAGGAGGTTCCTAGCCCACACTGAGCCCGGAGCTTACATGATCCCCAGACAACCTACATGGCAAGAACGGCTCCAAGACCAGCTCGATAAGGGTAAGGCACAGTTTCAGGAGATGTTCGGTGAGTAACCCTTGACACAGGATGAGTACGACGTCCAGATAGCTGAGAACATCAGCCAGTTCTATGATGATCCCTTAGGGTTCGTGATGTTCTGCTGGCCGTGGGGCGAGCCCGGTTCCCCCTTAGAACCTTGGCCCGAAGGTCCTGACGTGTGGCAGAAGGAGCTCCTACAGACTCTGGGCGATGAGATCAAGGCTAGGAAGTTTGATGGAGTCAAGGCTGTGAACCCTGTGCGGTTCAGTATAGCCAGTGGTCATGGTATCGGGAAGTCAGCCCTTACGAGCTGGTTGATCCACTTTATAATGAGTACGAGGCCGAACGCGAAGGGCGTGGTCACGAGCGGTAAATATGAGCAGCTTAAAGATAAGACCTGGGCTGAGTTGGCGAAATGGCAGAAGATGGCTATCAACGGACACTGGTTTGAATACCGGTGTTCGAGGGGTAACCTGTCATATTTTAGGACTGGAGCTAAGGAGTCATGGGCTGTTAACGGTCAGGCTAGCACCAAAGAGAACGCTGATGCTTTCGCTGGGCTCCATAATGCTAGGTCGACTCCATTTTACATCTTCGATGAGGCGTCAGCTGTTGATGACAAGATCTATGAGGTAGCCGAGGGTGGGCTGACTGATGGGGAACCGATGATATTCTTGTTTGGTAACCCAACGAAAAGCACAGGAAGATTCGCTGATACGTTCGGTAAGATGCGTCATCGGTGGTTGAACAAGCAGATCGACTCGCGTACGGCGAGGATGACGAACAAGGAGGTTATCAAGCAATGGGTGGACGATTACGGAGAAGACAGCGATTTCGCTAGAGTTCGTATCAAGGGTCAGTTTCCTCGCGTCGGGGATTGCCAGTTTATATCAACTGAGATTGTTGAGTTTGCTCAACAACGGGAGTACGAGCCTCAGCCCGGAGACCCGATCATCGTAGGCGTTGACGTTGCGCGTTTTGGTGATGACCAGTCTGTTATTACTGTGAGACACGGGCGTAAGCTTATTGAGATTAGGAAATATAGAGAGCTAGACCTGATGCAGATGGCTGCCATGACAGCGGAGTGTATAGATGAGTATAAACCGCATAGCGTATTTGTGGATGGGGCTGGCCTTGGTGGCGGGGTTATTGATCGCCTCCGTCAGCTATCATACAGGTGTATCGAAGTGCAGGCAGGATCGCGCCCTCTTGATCCGGACAAATTCACGAATCTGCGAGCAGAGATGTGGTGGAAGATGCGCGAGTGGCTCGAGCACGCTGATCTCCCACAGGACGATGCATTGCTCTACGATCTGACAGGATTGGAATACGGCTACAATGAGCAGATGAAGATTAAGCTCGAGAAGAAGGCAGATATGAAGAAACGCGGCTTACCAAGCCCCGATATCGCTGACAGCCTCAGTCTAGGATTCGCAGAGACTGTGAACCCAGTCGTAAGGCCTAGGGGCGCAAGACGCAAGACACAGGTCAATTGGAGGACACTATGAGTAAGAGATATGCCACTATATACGGGAAATGAGCTTCTCATCTCTCTGTTTGTAGGGTCGATAGCTGGGATTATAATAGGATTAACTGCATGCTAGACGAGTACACATGGGAATGGGCCCAACACTTAAAGAGGTTAGACGATGAGCGACATAGCGGTTAGATTCGGATTCGTACCGGATGGCGAGGGTAAGGAGCCCGCGATGGGGCTGTATAACGTACGGCAATCAGGGCAGGCGCAATGGGCGATCCCGTTGAGTGCAGCGTTTAAGTATACAGATCAGGAATACCTCATGCGTACATCGTTCGCGATCGCTCAGTATCTGGGGATGTTCCCTGATGCGTTCCTTATTAATAGAATAGCTGATACTATACTTAACAACCTCGATGCGTTAATCAAGCAGAAACCAGCCGGCAAGGGAGAAGGACGAGCATTTGGCGAAGGGAAGATGATGGTAGATGGTGAGACGATTGGCGAGTTTGAAGCATACACAAACGGCGATATAGTACGATGATAGACAACAACCACAGTAGCGATGCCCAGTACTCTGAGCCTAAAGCAAAGAGCCGAAGATCATCGCTCGATAGTGCGAAGAATAAGAAACTACAAGGTAAACTCTTAGACTGGTGGACGCAAGCGCGTGAGATCCAGTCGGGGAACCGTATTGAACAGGCGTTAGACTCTGACTTCAAAGATGGGCTTCAATGGAAAGAAGAAGATGCAGCAGAGCTCCGAGAACGGGGCCAAGCGCCACTTGTATACAACAGAATAAAACCAGCGGTCGATTGGGTCCTTGGGACTGAGAAGCGTGGCCGTATGGACTTCAGGGTGCAAGCACGTAGGGACGAGCAGACGAAATCTGCTGAGACGAAGACAGCGTTGCTGAAGTATCTGAGCGACGTGAACAAGACAGGATGGGCGAGATCACGGGCGTTTGACGAGGCAGTGACGTGCGGCATCGGCTGGTTAGAGGATGGCGTACGCAGCGACGCGACAGACGAGCCTGTGTTCTCACGGTCTGAGAGCTGGCGCAACATGTGGTATGACCCGTTGGGCATTGAGCGTGACTTGAGTGATGCTAGGTATCTCTTCAGGTCAAAGTATATAGATTTGGATGTAGCGAAGGCGATGTTTCCTAGCAGATCCCGCACTTTGGACGCAGCTTCTACGCAGGCGAATATCTACTCTGATATATCTAATGAGGATGAGTTCTTAGTTGGGTTTTATAACCAGAGAGGTTTCAGCGATGGTATTCTAGTCAATTCTGGGCGCTCTTTTACAGATGGTTCTTATAATAGGCGCAATCGTGTTCGTCTTATCGAGTGTTGGTACCGCGAGCCTGCTAATATCAAGGTTATGCGTGGAGAAACGTACGACGGCTACGAGTACGATGAGAACGATTTTGAACAAGCTGCAGCGATAGACGAGGGTTATGCCTCTGTATATGACGCTGTGGTTATGAAGATGCGTGTATGCATCATGACTGAAGAGGCTCTATTGATGAGTGAGGAGTCGCCTTACCGACATAACGAATTCCCCTTCACTCCTGTTTGGGGGTATCGCCGTAATCGAGATAACGCTCCTTACGGTATGGTCCGCAACATTCGTGATCCCCAAGAGAACCTTAACAAGAGAATGTCTAAGGCCCTCCATATTCTCTCTACAAACCAAATTGTCGCCCACGAGGATGCGGCGAGCGACTGGGATGAGATTAGAGAAGAGGCCGCCCGCCCAGATGGGATCATCCTATTAGATGGTCGTAAGGACGCGATGTTCGAGCTCCGCCAAGATAAGGATCTAGCTGCTCAGCATGTAAATCTTATGGAGCTCGATGCTCAGATGATTCAAGATGTAGCAGGAGTAACAGATGAGAACCTCGGGAAGCAAACAAACGCGACATCCGGCAGAGCTGTTAATGCTAGACAAGAACAAGGAGCGGTTATCACAGCAGAGTTGTTTGACAACCTGCGATACGCATTCCAGCTACAAGGGGAAAAACAGCTATCATTGGTCGAGCAGTACTACGACCAGAGCAAGACGATACGAATAGTAGGAGACAACGGAGAGCCGGAGTTCATGGAACTCAACAAGCCTGAGATCAACCAGGAAACAGGCGAAGTGGAGATGATGAATGATATCACTAGCACAAAGGGCGACTTCATCGTTGACGAGCAGGAGTATAGAGCTACGCAGCGACGGGCTATGTTCGATATGTTTAGCGAACTGTTCAAATCTATGGACCCAGAGATTACCGTTCAGCTCATGGATCTTATGTTTGAGTACTCAGACCTTCCAGGCAGAGACGAGATCGTATCTAGAATCCGCAAACTGAACGGGCAGAGCGATCCAAGTAAGAAGGATGACCCTGAACAACAGCAGCAAGAACAGCAGCAGCAAGAGGAGGAACAGCAGCAGAAAGAACTTGAGATGAGATCTCAGATGCTAGAACTTGAGAAGATGGAGGCAGATATTGGTAAAACACATGCGGATACCAAGAAAACTGCGGCTGAGACTATCGGAACAAACGTTGAGGCACTCTTCCAGGGTATCCAGGTTGGTGCCCAGATTGCCGTGCAGCCGGCTGCTGCCAGCATCGGTGATGCAGTGGTTAGTTCGGCGGGGTTCGTCGACCAAAACGCAGCGCCTATATTCCCAACGGATGTTCCGCAGCAGCTGGTACCTATGTCTCGACAAGAGCGGACGCTGATCCAGAAGCAGATGGGAGCAGAGTCTGATAGGGATGGCAATCCGATGACAGCGGATAATCCGATATTGAACAAATCGGCGGCTACAAGTATGTCGCCAGCGAAAGATAAGAACCCTAACACGTCTAAGAAAGGCGGTAAGAAGGGTATAAAAACGGCGAGAGCTGACTAACGAGCGCAGGAGTGCAAATGAGTATATTAGATGATGAACCAGAAGAAAACCAAGAAGACGTCGTAGGGCTGACGGAGGAAGAACTGAAGGCGATCGAGGATGAGGCAGCACCTGAACCTGAACCTGAACCTGAACCTGAACCTGAACCTGAGGAAGAACCTACGACTGAAGAACCAGTCGCTGAGGAAGAACCCGCTACAGTAACCCCCGACGTAGAGACAGTAGCCCCCAAGTACTCAGCAGAAAGCACTGAGGGCTCAGAGGATAATCTTACTGCTTTGGTTGCGTCGTATGATGAGGAGTCCGACAAGCTAGCCTCTCAGTACGAAGAGGGTAAGCTAAACTTCTCAGACTACAGAAAACAGGATCGTGCATTAAGTAAAGAGTATGACGAACTTAGAGCTGAGATCTCAGAGGCTAGGCTCAAGGAGACTATCGCTGCGGATCACAGCAGGCAGGCATCCGCAGAGAAGTGGGAGGTAGAGCAGAATATGTTCTATCAGGATAATGAGGTTTACAAGACCGATCCCATTATGCGCGGAGCACTTGGAGCTCAGCTCGAAGCACTGTATAAGGACGAGGGTAACGCCGGGAAGTCAGGACTATGGTTCTTGCGTGAAGCAGGTAAGCAGATTGATACAAGGTTTAATCGAGCACCGAAGGGGGAGCAGAATGAGGAGCTTATGGCTGCGAAGGATAAGCAGAAGAAGAAAGCTGCGAAACCAATCGATGCGCCTACGACCTTAGCGGATACCCCTACAGCAGAGGCTAACAGTGATGCGGGCGAGTTCGCACACATGGACAAGCTTGGTGGGCTAGAGTATGAGAAAGCTCTGTCTAGGATGTCTGAGGATCAGTACGAACGGTTCATGGCAGCCTAGTGCTGTATATAGATATAAATGTAACTGACACATTGATAATAGGAGATGTGTCGGTTACACTTACTCGAAAAGGAGGTAAGAAAGCCCAGTTACGTATTGACGCGGATCCTGATATAGTCATCGAACACCGCCTAGGGGATAAGACGTTGACACTTAATAAGAAGGGTGCTACCCTGCTACGCAGGGCTAGATAGCCCTATACAATTTGATGTAAGCGCTGGAGTGCTACCGAACAACTATTTAACTATAGAGGTACACTCATGGCACAAACAGTCATTGGTCTTGGCGATGTCAAGGCAATCAAAAAGTGGAGCGGCGACTTAGCAGTTGACACGGCTCGTAAATCTTACTTCAATAAGAAGTTTATGGGCGTTGGCTCGAAAGCTTCAACACCGATTCAACTATTATCGCATCT